AATACCTCGAGGTTCTGATAGAAGGCCGAGTAACCCGTATCAAAGTGCCCTTCAGGTACGGTCGGGTCATGTGCTCATGCGAAGGTCTGAAGACGGTTCAGGAGTTCCAAAAGGGTGATCAAATTGAAATTGAAATTGAAAGGAAATCATGGGACGGTGTGGACCACCTGATTCTCAAGAGTATTAGAGAGGTCGGTCCTGAATAAACAAATGAAGGTTTCCCGTAACGGGTACATAGTTGAAGGTTCGGCTGATATAAAAAAGGAACTCACTGTTAGACCAGTTGAAAATGCTCTTGGGATTACCGCCCCTTCCTTCAAAGTATGGAGACGGGTCTCGGAAAAGGATTCTCAATTGGTTGTCCCAAGGTACTATGGTCTTGGGAAGTTCGGGGCGCCGACCACCGACTCCCGAGTGGCTTGCGCTGGCGCTCCTAGGATCAATTTTGTTGGAAAATTGCGAGACCAGACAAAACAAAATGAAGCTTTCGCGTGTGGAGTCAGGGCCTTCTCTGAAGTGGGAGGGGGCGTACTCTCGCTACCATGCGGATTTGGAAAAACGACCGTTGCCTTGGCTCTTTCGGCACAACTGAAGGTCCGAACGATGATCGTGGTTCATAAGGAATTCCTTGCAAATCAGTGGGTCGATAAAATCAAGGAGTTTTGTCCCGAGGCCACGATAGGTCGGGTTCAAGGAGACATATTTGATATTGAAAAGGATTTTGTGATTACCCTTATCCAGACTATGTGTATGAGGGAATTTGACAAGAAAGCCTTTGATTCAATTGGACTCTTGATTGTTGACGAGGCTCATCACATTGGGGCCCCAGCTTTTTCACAATTCATGTTCAAAATTTGCCCAAAGTTCACTCTCGGACTTACAGCGACGCCCGAGCGCAAAGACGGGCTGACGCGGCTCCTGTACTGGTTCCTCGGTCCAGAGTTCTTCAGGGTCGAGCGAGCAAATCAGGGAACTACAAAGGTTATAACGCTGCATTACACGGACGATGCCTTCAAGGAGGCCCCACCCGTATCGCGGTTTGGCAAGTTGAACATGGCCGGAATGATCAACATTGTCACTGACCTCGAGCCTCGGAACGAACTCATCGTCAAGACCGTCAATGGGGCCGTAGCGCAGAACCGGAAAGTGCTCGTTCTGTCCGATAGGCGTGAGCATTGTATTTATCTTAATAACATTTTTGGCTCTAAGTCGGGTTTGTACATAGGAGGGATGAAAGAAGCAGAGTTGGCCGCGTCCGCTGAAAAATCGATCGTGGTCGCCACGTTTCAGTTGGCCCATGAGGGTCTAGATATTCCTGCACTTGATACTGTGATCCTATCGACACCCAAGTCAGACATTAAACAATCTATAGGTCGAATCATGAGAGAGACCAAGGGCAAGGTGAATGCTCCTCTCATATACGATATTTGTGACCACTGGTCCGTATTCTTTTCTATGTATCGCAAGCGAGCCGCTGTGTATCGTGAAGGGGGGTTTGAATTTGAAACTGCAATTGAAGAGGAAAAGCCAGTACCCAAAGGAAAGTGTCTATTTAATTAGAATAATTATGGTGACTACAGCAACCAGTAACCATACTGGATTGGGATCACACGAGCACCGTCCAGTCTTTCCACAACACGTGCACGCCATTAATAAAGACATTTATTTTTTAATAGAATCTACAATTGCTAATATGAATGTGCCTACTACGAAAAGCAATACGACGTAGTTACATTCAGTATTATCCATCTCAATGCCCTTTGGGACTTTTGATGGCGTCGCCGGTGCGCGCGTTGGCGCTAGGGGTCTCGGATCTTCAAATGGCGCATAGGCCACTGCCATATATTAAACACGGAAAAAGTTTACAAGATCACCTCCTTCTTCTTGGACTTGCGGACCTTTTTGCCGGCACCAACGTTCACCTCGCGCGTGTCTGGGTCACCTGCATCGATGGACACGATATCCGAGACCGACTCGACGTCAGCATCGCGCTGCCGAGCCATCTGCGGTGGAGGTGGGCCCATCATGCTCATGAGCGACCCAAAGTCCATGCCTGGGCCTCGCATTTCACGGTGCAGTCCTGAGGATGGAGGATCGGCCGCCGATGGCATGTTGGGCTTGAACGTGTTCATCAGACCCTGCATCATATCTGGACGCCCATTCTGCGCCTGTGCAGTGGCAGACTTGAGCATAGAGTTGGTCAAGTGGAACATCATGGCCGAGCCGCCCACCATCATAATCAGCTTCACCTCTGGGGCGACCTGCACCTTGGCCTTGTACTTGTTGTACAGATCCTCGAACACACCATCGTACTCCTCGATAGACTCCATGGTGTTCTGAGACCAGCCATTCAGCTCGAGATCAAATGGGTCGAACTTATCGTTCAGGAACTCGAGTCCGGTCACGCAAGCCACGAGCATGCGCCGCTGAAACTTGATGGACCGGTCAACCTCAATGCTATAAATCATGCGCTTGTACTCGGTGCGAATCTCGTCGATATCGGAGTAAATTGTCAGGCGTGCACTCGACTTGAATCCCTTCTGTGTCAGACGGGTAATCTTATTGAGCAGGTCAGCCTTTTCATCCTCGATGGTCTTGTACCCATCAGATGGCGCGCTGGAGCCGCCCCCCTGAAACTGCCCTTGGTCTTGACCCTCCTCACCTTCATACTCCTCTTCGCCCTCACCGTCATCGAACTCTTCGGGGGCGGGTGGTGGAGCGGCTGTACGCTTGCTTGGATTCATGAAAAGGTCCAGACCCTCCTCTGGAGCCGCCTCCATACGCGAAGGCCCAGGAGCTCGCTTCGCAAACGGACTCGGGCGGGAAGGTTTGGCCTTCAGGGGAACCGTCTTTTTCTCCGGCATCTGAAATGAAATTTCATCCATAAGTTTAGACTCGTCATCATTCAAAGTCATGTTCTGAGCACCGGTATCAAAGCTGATGTCCATTGAAACCTTTAGAGAAATGAAGTTGTTGGCTTTAACGCAAAAAATAATATCGAGTAATTTCAAATGGCTTTCAAAATTGGTAAGATGGTGACGCATGCCCTCATCATCGGTCTGCTCGTGGCGATTCTGGTTATCCAGCTCCGCACCCCCACGACTGTGAGCACTTTTATCCCCGCCCCCATCGAGACCAAGCCCACCTCCGCGGCTGCTCGCAAGGGCGGAAGCATCTTTGACATCAAGCCCAGCCTCGAGTGCACCCCAGGGCCATCCGAGAACGCCTCGTACTACACCACGGGCCTGACGCCAGGCGGTCTGTGCGGTGACGGCGATGAGGTTCAGGCTCAGCTCCGCGACTTTTCCATCGAGAACGGCATCGGCGGCTCATTGCTCGAGAAGTAAATATTTCGTTAATAACAGATGGAATACATAGTCTATGTAGATTCCAATAACAGAGATCAAAATTTATATCCAAATTCAAATTCCTTCACCCTCTACTTGACGGACCCAATTACCAACATCAAAAAGGTGGAATTGGTTTCGGCAATGCTTCCCGACCTCACCTCATCACAATTCGTAACGCTCGACATAAACGAGCTCAGAACCCCCAGACACCTCACTGCAGACGCTCTCACGACGACGTCCCGACAGACACAGACCAGTAACGCCTTTGATGGATCGTTCGCAACCATTCCAATCAAAGCTAATATACCGTCTGCAACCAATTCTGAATTTTATAATGCAAATTATCGAATAGCCACTGAATATCCTTCCCGAATCGATAAACTAGATCGGCTCACAGTGTCGTGGCGCCAGCCAAATCAGGGGACTCTTTTGATTGCAGGGCGGACCATGTTTATATTAAAATTAGAAACTGAACAAGTCCCACTCGAGCCCGAACGTCCAGTCAGTCTCCCAGATCCAGTTCCTTGGGACGAAACCGAGGACAAACGGAAATGGATGGTGGCCATAGCAATAGCAGTGATTGGGCTTGTCATAATTATCTCTCTAAAAAACAGATAGGATGTGTGACAGCATCGCGAATGGCGGCCCCCGATGCGCCGCCAGTTCGTGCCCCCCAGCGAACGTCACCATCGCATCAAATGTCCTAGACACAACCGGAAACGTCATCTGTGCGAATATCATCGCAGGTGACGGAACCTTTTCAGGAAATCTCTATGTTTCCGGACAAGTTATCGGAAATATTATTTACAATTCTATAAACATCGCCGGTACAGCCAATGTCGGCGTACTCAGTGCGGGAGTCGTTTTTGGAGACGGTTATGGACTTTCAAACCTTCAAGCCTCGAGCATAGTAGGTACAGTATCAAAAGCCCTAGTCGCCAACGTAGTCGCCGACAGTTATCAGCCTAATATTGGTTCTCTCGTGAACCTTTACGTGGCGAACTCGGTTACTACCACGAACATATCGACCCAGAAAATCACATCTTCGCTTTTTATTGGAAACGGTTCAGCAATTTCAAACTTAAATTCAAGTAACCTCGTGGGAA